GAGGGCCTCTGACAACATCGGAAGGCTCAACTTCGGGGTCACGGCCCAGAACCAGGGGTACTTCGATTCGTCTGGTCTGCATCTTGATATCCCAGGCGGTGGCGGTACGCTGAACGCCAGTCGCGTTGAGGCGGGCATCGGAGTGTTCTACGCCAGCGCACCCGACGTAGATCCCTTGGTCTGTAAGGGCATCGGGCGCTTCGGTCATGCCAATGCCGCAACCAACTTCACTGACCCGCAGATCTCGTTCAATGGCCCGGCGGGCAACGGCCCCCGGAATAGTGGTATCGGATACAACCACAGCGCTGGGTACATGTTCTTCACGAACAAGGGTGCGTGGAAGCTGTTCTTCTCTGATAACTACTCGGCGAGCAACAAGCCGTTCCGCGTCTACCCCGCGCCGATTACAACCCCACAACACTCGTTCCAATACGCCAACACTTCTGGATTGTGGAACGCAGATAATAACGGCTCCATCCTCACCGATACGGTACACCTCGTCACAGCAGGCGTATCCAAAGCCAATGTCGATGCGGCTGGCTTCAACGCAGACCAGATCAACGCCGGTCGCGTAGAAGCAGGCCACGGTAGCTTCTACACCTCGTTGGATGTCGATGGGGATGTCACGGTCCCCTCTCCGTTTACTGTCTTCGCTGATAGGGTGATCGCGGTCGGCGGAGACGGTACAAAGACGCTGACAAACGCTGGCGTGCTGTGGGGGGAGGTTGCGGCTGGGCACACGTTGCAGGCTACTGGGGCTGGCAGTACCGCTACTGGGGTCGTGATACAGGGAACTATTGAAGCTACTACTCCGGGGTCTTTTGCTCAAGGGTACGTAAAGGATGGAGACGGTTCTCCTTCTGGCACCGCTTTGATATCGACATCAGATACCGCAGCGGGTGCGTTTGCTCAAGGGTACGTAAAAGCAGATACCTTGAACTCCCATATTCTATCTACCGGCCAAGGTTCTTTTGCACAGGGCGCGGCGCAAGCGTCCGGGGGCGCTGGTGGCTGCAGATGCTTGATACAGGCGACTGCCAATGGTGCGTTTGCTCAGGGGGTTTCATCTGGCAATAACGGTGGATACGGAGAGATCACAGCCTCCGGAACCGGTTCTTTTGCTCATGGACAAGCGAGAAGTGCACAGGCTGGGGTTGGTGGATACGTCATGGCCTCGGGTGCTGGATCTGTAGCTGTAGGAAAGTCGCTGGCTGTTTCAGGGAAGACCGCAAATCTAGATGCCACGGCAGACGGATCATTCGCTGCGGGCTCCGCTAGAGGAGGCTCAATCAGCTCGGACGGAAAGGGGTCGTTTGTCGGTGGTTACGCGGACGAAGGTGATATTACTTGTAATTCCGTCTCGCACGGTGCGTTTGTTTTAGGGCACGCTACCGATGGTATTATTGAAGCAATCACGACTGGGCTGGCTCAAGGAACCGTTAACTATGGGGAAATGACACTTGCAGGTGCTGGTGCGTTTGTTCAAGGAAGAGCACTGGGTGGATACGGTTACAAGAGTTATCTGAATTCATCTGGGGGTGGCTCTTTTGCTCAAGGTAGTTCGAACAGTGCGTACTACTACTACGCTGGCGGGCTGATTAGTGCATCAGCAAATGGTTCGTTCGCTCAAGGATACTCGTACTCTGGTATCATACTAGCCCAAGGCAGGGGGTCATTTTGTCAAGGGTCTACCGCAGGTGGGACGATCACGACCGCCTCTGGAGCGTCGGGCTGCTTTGCTCAGGGAAATGCACCTGCTGGATACGAAATTGCTGCAACCAAGAACGGTGCGTTTGCTCAAGGAACCGCAGATGGTGGAGACATCAGAGCAAGCGCTGTTGGTGCGATTCAATTCGGAGTCGGCGTAAACATCATTGAGAACTCTTTGCAGCTCGGAACGGGGATTCAGCTTATCCCCGCCGGTCAGAGTAGAATAGACAGCGAGCTATTGGTAAAGGAGAATCTGGAAGTTTGGGATGATATCGCGGGTGGTAGGATCCAAACAGGAGTAGCCCAGTTCTACACACTCGTTGGATTCTATGATAAGGCTCCTATCGGACAGCCCGCCTCTGTTGCTGACTCAGCGGAAGGTGGAGATACGGCGACACAACTAAACGCCTTGTTGGCGCGGTTGAGATCGTTGGGGCTAATAGACATATAAGGAGAAAAAGATGGCGGGTTGGAGAGTAGAAGGTGGAAAGGTTATACAAGAGATGTCAGAGGATAAACTAGACGTTGTTATTGAAAGGATTACTAAGAGAGTTCAAGGCATAACAGAACAAATATCGGAGTTAAAGAAAGAAAGAGATCGACTGCAACTCCGACTTGGTAAAGTGACTCAACTAAAGGGAGAACTAACTCCATGATCAATGTAGTAAGCGGTTTACCCCGCGCAGGGAGCACGCTACTTTGTAACATACTGAATCAGAACCCAAGGTTCTCAGCCACATCAACGAGTGATCTTCCTATGTTCCTTAGTAAGATCACTCACTCTTGGACAGGTTCTGTTGACGTGAAGAACGAATTGAACAGAGACAGAGAGGGGACAGAAGACAAGATGGTTCGTACCATGCGGGCGTATGTCGAAGCGTGGCACAACTCAGATAAGCTGGTCTTCGATAAGGCTAGGGGGTGGAGCAACAACATCCTGACGCTCCACAAGCTGTACCCAAACGCCAAAGCAATCATAATGATTAGGGATCTAAGGAACGTCTTCTCTTCCATAGAGAAGCAGCACCGGAAGTTTCCACTCCTAGACGAAGCGCAAGACCTGAACGGGAAGACAATCTACACCAGGGCGGATGCCATGTTCGGGCCAGAGGGAATAATCGGAGGCCCTATCATAGGCATCGAAGACATCATCAGGAGAAACCACGACAACATTCTGTTCGTGAAGTGCGAAGACCTCACAGAAGACCCAGAGAAAACGATGCGTGAGATGTACAGGTTCCTAGAAGAACGACTCTACGAGCACGACTTTGAAGACGTTGAGGACACCTCTACAGATCCAGACGGGTTCTATTTGTGGAAGTACCCACATGAGGGTAAAGGAAAAGTAGAACCTACAGACCCGGACGAATGGGTAGAGTACGTGTCAGAGGATCTGGCCGGGACGATAATGGGAAGATTTGAAAACTTCAACAAGCAGTTTGGTTACAAATAGGAGGGAGGTATGCTGACAGAAGAACAGATCATGGTGACGATGAGGTTCATTGTCAACAAGATGCGTGACGAAGGTGTAGCAATCAACAACCCGGAACAGGTCTTGAGATGGATGATCTTGAACCCTCTTCCGGACCACGAAACTGTAGCCACGGAGGCCGCAGAGCAGGAAACCAAAGAGAAGGCGAAAAGGATCGCTCTTCTCACTGAAGAACTCAAAAGACTGGAGGGAAACTAAATGTTTACCGAACAAGAACTACAGCAACTGTCGTACTTTCTTGGCAAATGCACGCTCACTGGAAACGAGAGCTTGGCCCACGCTCAGCTCATCATCAAGATCCAGAACTTCCTCGCCCGCGAGAATGCCGAGGAATAGGCAGATCCACATGCAACTTGCCGCAGATATTCCTATAATTATGTAGGAGTGTCTAAGGAGGATATAATGGCAGACGGGAATGCGACAATTGCAAAATGGACGAGGAAGCAGGAGAAGGTCGAAGAGAATGACAAGAAGGCCCACGAAAGCATGAAGGACGCCATCAAGGGCGCGATGCGTGACGCGGGCACTCACAAGAACATCTCTAAAGAGCTTCTCCGTGCCCGTCAGGGTACTGACCCAATCAAAGAACGCTCCGCATGGGGCGACGATGGGGAAGAGTTCACAGGGATCTACGAAGACAGGCCCTGGGAACGAGACTGATAATGGGCGCAAAGGCAGAGTTGGAGAGGGAGCTTATCTTCTGCAAGGCGCGGATTGAAGCACTGGAAGAGCAGCTCAGGGGAGCCCTTGCTGAGAAGCAAGGGCTGTACCAACAGGTCGAAAAGCTACAGGATTCCCTGATCTCGGTCAGGGCTCCTGACGCATATCGCGACCAGCAGCTAGAGAAAGAAGAGCCTCGGGCTCCGATGTCTTCTGAGCTGCTGGAGAGGAACAAGATCACGAAGGAGTTCACGACGAACTACCTGAACGCGATGGAGGGGCCTTTGTTCCGGAGCGGTGATGATCTTGACGACCTTCTAACGACGGGGATTATCCGTGATACGGATACAACCCCCGCTAGCCTACATGGGAACGATGAAAGCTAATGGGTGAAGCCAGAGCAACAGGCAACGCACAATCCAACTGGAAGCAGGGCAGGCTCCATATGCTCGATGCTATCCCCGCTGGAGATCCGAAGATCGGCGCCGCCATCCAGACCTACGCTGATGAGGTGAACGACAATCGGAGTAGCCGCCAGTGGGTGCGGGTTGTGCAGTGGGTAGAGAACTTTCTCTTCTCATTGGGGAGGCACTACGTTGACGATATTCTCATTTCGAGGCTATCGAGCGACTCAGAGGGGAACCAGTCAGTCATCAAGGAAGCATCCAACAACATCCCCCGGCCTGTTAATGATTTGCTTGGCCGATACATCGAAACAAATATCGCTCTGCTGACCGAGAACAAGCCGATCCCCAGGATCGAAGCGAGTTCAGGGAATGCGGAGGACGAAGACGCGGCGAAGTTGTCAGAGCTGACCATGGACTTCATGTGGGAATCTCTGGATCTGCCGCAGAAGCATCGGGAAATCGCACGGATCATCCTCCACTGTGGGGTGGCGTGGATGGAAGTCATCTACGATGAGACAATGCCACGGAGAATGACCGTACCCGAAACCCGAACAGAAGAGAACTCTATCCTACCTAGCGGAGTCACGATCCCAGTACAACAGGAAGTCCCCCTACACGATGAGGACGGACGAGCTGTCTACACGGATCAGGTAGAGTACGGAGAGATCAACGCAACAATCGTCAGCCCGTTCGAAATGCACCTCCCGGTCAACCACTGGTGGGATGACGAGAACATGGGCTGGGTCATGCGGGAGTACTACACCAGCATCGACCTCCTGCAAGACAAGTATGAGCACCGACCGGGCATGAAGCTGCTGAAGAAGGACGGCTGGAACCTCAAGGCCCTGAAGGACGCAGGCAATACCAATGTGAAGAATCTCCCCATCTGGTGGTGGGAGCGGCTCTCGGACATCGTTGAAGGCCCCGGGCCTTCGTTGTACGTAGGCACCCCCGAGACCTGGGAAGGATACACCACGGTCAGAATCTTTGACCGGAAGCCGAACACCAAGTGGCCACGGGGTAGGACGATCATCACCGTAGGCGATCAGGTGCTGTACGACTCCCCGAAGAAGCGAGGCGCGCGGGCGTATGATCCCCGCTGGCCGACAAGATGGCATCCTTATGTCCGGTTCCGCTGGGAGGCGATGGCCGGTAGCATGTACGGTAGGTCGCTGGTATCCAAGCTCCTGCCGAAGCTGAAACGAGTGAACGCGATTGACACCACCATGATTATGTGGCGTCGGACCGTGCCTATGTCGGCGTGGGTTATCCCGAAGGGAGCCCAGCCGATTGAGGATCAGTGGCTAGGACGACCAGGGCAGATCTGGGAGTACGACCCGCGTAGGACAGCAGGAGCAGCACCCACGCCCATCTATGCGCCTCCCTACCCCGCTGCGGCGAGTGAGGAGCGGCAGCAACAGATACAAGAGATGGAAGCGATTGCAGGGACTGAGGAAATCCTGAGGGGCCAGCGGCCCACTGGCGTCAACTCTGCGGCGATGATTGACATTCTACGAAAGCAAGCACTCGCGGGCCGGTCCTCGATCTTGCAGGAGTGGGATGAAGCCTTGCAAAAGGAGGGCTCGATCATCCTTCAGGAGACCATCAAGCACATCCGTAACGACGACCGGTACGCCGAGAGGCTCCGGGTGTTGGCGCGGGGCAAGGTCAGTACACTGGCGATCCGGAGCTTCAGTGGCTCCGACCTCAGTGATAACGTGATCGTGAAGATCGATACGGCGTCGATGGCGCTGTCGAGCAAGGAAGCCAGACAGGCCAAGGCTATCGAGATGGTGCAGTACGCTGCGGGTCTTGCCAACATGGAGCCGCTGCTCAAGGCGAAGGTGCTGGAAGAGATTGGGTACGAGGATACTCTGATCCCGTCTGGACCGGACGTGGAACGCGTGAAGCGGATAATGGCGTGGATCAGGCAGGAAGCGTACAAGATGATTATACCGATGCCAGAAGATGACCCGTTCATCTTCTACGGTATGCTGGCAGAGGAGATGAAGTCGGATGGCTTCAACAACCTCAACGAGCAGCAGAAGATGATCTTGCTCGCGTTGGTCGATCTGTACAAGAAGCAGGTTGAGCAGCGACAGATGCAGATGATGCAGCAGCAGATGCTGCTGCAAGGTGGTGGCCCTGGCGGCGAAGGACAAGGAGGTGCACCTCAGTGAACAGCGTAGGACAGGCATACGCCATCCTCAAGGGGCGCCGACACGGCAATCAGGATGAGGCGAAAGGTTTCCTCGACAGCATGAGTGGTGCTGAGCGCAAGGAGCGCAACCGGCAGGAGTCGAGGGCTCGGGGTAGTGCCCGTCCTAAGAAACCGTACAGGCTCGGTGAGCGAGTGAGGGTACGACGTGGCTAGACCGCCCGATAAATCAGACGCCTCGCAGTTCAACGTCACCAGCTACACTCAGTCGTGGGCAGCAAAC